GGCACAATATCATTATCTGATCCACTATTTCCAGCAGATGCTACAAAAACTATATTAGCCTCATTGGCCCTGGATATGGCTCCCGCTAGAGCAGTAGAATAACCCGTGGTTCCACCCCAACTATTATTTATCGCCACCACATCCACCCCAAAATTCTTTTTCATCATCACCACATAATCAATAGACCTTATAGCATCACCCGTAAATCCCAGTCCACTATCATCCTGAAACTTCAACACCATTATGCTCACCGCCCCATAACTAGCCACTATGCCACCCACATGAGTACCATGACCATAACCATCTTGCACCACATTAGTGTTCGCATTAAAGTTCCATCCATAGATATCGTCCACATATCCATTATTATCATCATCAATATTGTTAGCCACTATTTCCCCAGGATTTTTCCACAAACTATCTTTTAGTGCTGTGTGATTAATATCTATACCACTATCTATAATTGCAACCACAGGAGTTAAAAGAGACCTATTTTCCAGATTCTCTATGCCCAGATGCTTTTTTTGCATTGTCGAGTCCTTTCGGTGTGTGACTATTTTTGTCGCTTTTTAGAGCATACCAGGGGCCGAAATATTGTCAACCTTTTAAACACTAGCGCATTTTTTATGCTGCTCTACTTAATAATATTGTGTAATAGTATACTAACGGCCTATTCTATTACATAATACCCACGGACAATTAACACTATGCCACCAGATGAAAATATAGTACGATATAGATCTCCAGCCGGTATATCTAATAGCAAGGGCGAAACAGTTAATAGTACTGCTATTCCTACTACCACTAATAATAGGCCCATTATTACTAGTCGTCCAGCATATGTTGGAAGCCATAAAGACGAAGAATCTAAGCTAGCAGATAATCCCGCAGCAGATTCTATTGTAGATCAAATGCTTGGTATTATACAGAATATACTGTCCGCTACTGGCGGAGCCATACAGCAGGCCATTGGGTGTCCGGGACAGGGATTAAAGCGCAGAGGCTGGAAAATAGACAGCAACGGTGTTCAGTTTGCTCCTTGTGGTTGTTATGTGGATGCTATTTGGCCACACGTATTGGGAGTTGGAGCAGCCGCCGGAGCAGCTAAAGGTTTGCTTACTAAACTTTTGAGGAAAAAATTTCTGCGTGTTCAATCGAGACTTTTCGCCGCTAAATATGCTACACAAATACTTGATCGTATAAATAGATCTTTGGATCATCTTCAAAGAGGCATTACCATAGGCGCTGCTTTTAAAAACCGTAAAATGCCTCCTGTGGCGGCAGGATATGTGAGAATGTATCGTGGTGTTGGTAGCAAAGTACAAAGACAATGCGATGGAACACTTCCCACATTGCCGGGCATCGACGGTAGATATTGGACTAACGACATTACTTATGCCGAAGGATATTCTCTAAACAGAACCACAGGCGATTTTGATGAATTGTCTCATATCTACTATGTGGATATTCCCCAAGCAGATTTTGATAGATATCGACTAGATGCTTTTTCAGATATGAGCGGTATGGATCGACAGGTTTGGTTAAGAACCGACCAAATAGTAAACCAAAACGGCGCAGGATCTGCTATAGATCTTGGTCCATTGAGTGATCTAGAAGTGGTAGAAGGCCAATGGTTTCTTAATAATAAAGAATTTCCTAGTATCAGAATACAAGACGGCGACAACGAATTTTTCCCACAGTTTGCTCACGGCAATCAGCTAAACAGAGATCAAATGCCTCTGATTAGAGAAATCAATGGACAGAAGCATCTTGTTATAGATTTTCCAAAACCAGAAGACAAGGCATTAAATGCTCATGTTTTTGCGGGTAACAAATACATAGGTAACCAAGAATGGTTTTTACCAGAATCCTTGATCGAAGGTAAGGGTGTAGCTGCTTTTGTTGATACTGAGGTACAAGATAAACTAAAATGCGGTATTAAACCCCTAAGCGACGCATTAAATGCTATGAAAGGTAACGAGGAAAAGTTTCTTAGTGACTCAGCATTTAGAGAACAATGGATACAAAAAGTTACAGAAGGCTATGACAAGTGGCTGGATACTAAGGATTTTTTTGATGAAAATTTCGAGCTTAACCAATGGATTCCTGTTGGCAAACAATCAGGAACCCCCATAGGCATAACTCCTCCACAGGTTCAAGACGCTTTTGATGAACTTGGCAACATAGTTATTGACTGTTATACTTCTATCATTGGTCAAGCCGGATGGGTACTAATATTTCTTAATGCCTTTTTAGCTATGTGGACATTTATAGAAGCTATTATGAATGCCACAACTATTGTGGAAGACAAAAAATGTAACACCACTATGCTTGGTGTTTCTTTAGATGGTGGACCTATTGATGATCACTATATAGGTACTCACAACGCCACAGATCAATTTAGACTACATGCTATTCGTCAGAAATTACCGGTTCCTGCTACTATGGATCCGGATACTTGCGAATGCAAAGTTTGCCCCGACAGCTACTTACTGTGCGACAAGTCTAGTCTTACTAATCTATGGGACGATAGACGCAACATGTGTTTTCCAGAATGTTGCGGAGGCAAGCAGCTTCAGCCTATTTCTCTCACACAAGATTGTGGATGCGAGTGTCCCGAAGGTTATACATTTCAAGAGTGCAAAAAGTCTGATTGCCTCAGTCATGTTAATAATCCGTCTTATATTATGTATTGGCTAACAGGCAATTGGGAAGGGTTCGGCAAAAAACCATTCTATGGCTCCTGCTTTCCCAATAATCCCAATCCATCAAAACTAGAATGGAATGCGGATGAGTGCGGATATGTTTGTTCTGGATACGAAATAGTTACTCCAGCAGTCTTGATGGGAGGCTCTGCTAGAGTTCCTCTTCCTCCGTGTCCTGATGGCAGCATGAGAACCCCGCCGGATTGTGAATGTTTACCTCCACCATCACCTCCTCCGGTTAACAACCTAAGATATGTATACAACACAGACACAGACACCTGGGAAACCATAGACTAACTATACTATATGAAATATGACACCATACCAATCCCCATACGCTATTAATACCAACAGTAGCGAACCAAAACAAAACATTAATTATTTCCATCCTTCTGTAAACACTTTTAAGTCTTTACCGTCTTATCCTTCTCGTGGTGATACTGGTAGTATAAATACCAAGAATCCTATTGATACTACTATCAAAACCTCTAACGAAGCTGCCCATGCTAGTATAGCCGACAAAAATGTAATGTTTAATGGGATATATGCATTAGACTCAAATTCTCCACAACTTTCTTCGCTCGTAAAAACCACGGATTTACCAGCTATAGATCAACAGGGCGATGAGTGTCAAATTATTTCGTTCTTGCATATGATACAGTCTCAGCTTGACTTTCCAATGGACTACAATCATCTATTAAATTGCTTGCCGTCCACTCCTCCACCAAAGATTAAGTATCCTTGGTCAGCAGACTTGATGAAAGGTACAGCATACTATCAACTAGGACACCTACTACATTCTCCTGGCAAATGTTTTTCTGTCGGCAAATTGGTTTGTGGCAAAGGAGACCAGCAAAATATAGGAGTTAATTTTGGCAGCACCAATTGCGATGATCCATGTAGTACTACCATCAGAATAGAATCCAGAATTATAGAGCCCACAAAAACATACGAAGAGCTATGTAGTAGACTTCAGCAAATGGGAGTAGTTAGTCTGCATACCGTTGGCATTACGTCTAGAAGAGTAAACGTTGCTTCTGTTTACAACATTCCTTGGGACGAAATAAAAGACTACGACCACGACGAGCTAGATTCGGTTACCGGACAACAAACGTCTGAAGAACAAAGAAACAAATGGAATACTATTGGCCATGAACTATCCGTAGTAGGATGTTCTGATAATAGAAAAATTATTATCAAAAACTCATTAGGTGGTGAGGATGCACTAGTATACATACCATATGCAGATATTGTAGACAGTGCCAATAACTTCGTATTGCCTAGAGAGCAGAATAAGCCCAATAAATTGTGGCACAATATTTATCCTGTTGTTAAAAAATGTCCAGATATTTCCACATCTGTGGAGTGTAGAAATTTAATATGCAAAGAAGCAGGCTATGACAAGGCTAAGCCATCTATAGTAGCTGGAGAATGCGAGTGTGAATGTGATGTAATAGCTTCTCCAACACCAACATTTGGTATCGGAGAATGCCTAAATAGCGGCCCGGTGCAAAAGATATTTGATCCTATAATTGGTAGGTGTCGCTGTCCGGATCCTCCAGACGTTGGTCACTACTATGATCAGAACTGCTGTCTTAAAGAGGCCCAAGGTAGCTGGTGCGACGGTGACTTTGGAGATTGTATCAATGGTTCATATAGTGAATTCTTAATGAGCACAGCAGCGATTGCGTGGAAGTCACACTTTTCGTGCGGTGAAAGAGCACCGTGTCCTCCTCCGCCATCCCCGCCACCTTCGGACAATTTACAATACTATTATGACGAAGAAACCAATTCTTGGAAGCGTGTTTAGTTCCAATGAATATTTGGTCGAAGATCTCTTTCCCAGACATGAAATTCTTTTTGGTCCTTCATGGCCCTAAAGACCACTCTCATGGGGTAATGGTCTGACACTACATTGGTTTTAAATTTTTGACCAACCATATTTTGAAGTTCTTCTTTTTCTATGGTTTCGTAATGAATTCTGGTTTTTTGCAAACTATAAAACTCTACTTCAACCCTATCTATCTGGTCTAGGTGCGAAGAGTATACAGCAACTGGCCACTCTTTCATATCTACTGGCACAATTTTTTTAAATTCATTATTCCACTGGTTATCGTCCACATAATTAACTGGAGGTTCCGCACCAGCAATGATCTTATTTTGTATTCTTTTATTCTTTAGGTCTATTCCCGAATACTTTTCATAATCATTTAATGTTCTGGTATCTCCCAACCCATATTCTTTTAAATCTATGCCATAGTCGGCCTGACCCAACAGCTGCCGAATCCTCTGCTTACTATATCGGTCTCTTTCGCCCCACGTTTTATCAATAATGGCAGACTGCTTAGTTTTATCATTATGGTCTATCCAGTGCTTTGGCTGATTATTTCTACCATAGTGATGCCACACCGTTGCCACATGAGGATGATAAATATCATATCCTAAAGTATATGACCTAACACTCAGAGTTATTTCGTCCCCAGCAAAATACATATCAGGATCATATTTATATTCCACACAATGGTCGCCACTAGTAAAGAAAAAATGGCCACAAGCTAATATGCCCCTAATTGGTCCATTTAGTTTCTCATATCCTATCATATGCACAGGATTGAACCATATTGTGCCACTCTCTTTAAAGTCATGTGGTAATATTTTACATGGTGTTGGATTTAATACTTTATCATTAACAGGGTCATATCCACCCAAATAAGAGGTTATAAATGGTTTTGCACTATTATTTTTTAATTTTTCATACATATCTATCAAAGTCTTATCCCACCCCTCAGCAAACCTATGATGACTATCCAACTGCATAGTATAACTCTCACCATTATATAAGCTTTGAGTTAAGCTTCTAGCCCACCCTAGTCCTTTGCTCTCGTACCACTTAACATCTATAACTTTTACATTATCCACACCACTAAATTCCCCCAAAGACTCTTCTTCTCCTTTCTGCCAAACTACTCCAAAAGTTAGCCTATTTTCACCACTACTTTTATTAATACAATCTCTAATGGTGGGTACTAGTTCACTATCCCTATAACTAGCTATTTGTATGAATATTTCGCTCATAATTTTCCTTATAAAAACAAAATGCCAGCAACCACTAGTTATAATAGTTGCTAGCACGTTGATTTTGATACAAAAAGATAATTAAGCTGTTGTACCCTGAGTGTTTAGCTGAGTACTGGCCTTCTTTGGTCTTCCCCTTAGCTTAGCAACACCACTTTTGCGTCTTTGTCTCCTAACCATAGCAGCACTAATATTTTGGCCAGTAGCCAATGACAGCTTTTCTGCAACTTCCTTATCCAAAAGATCCTTGTGGCTAAGAATAAATTCGATATCACTTGGTCCCCACTTTTTATATGTTCTACTCATTATGTCTCCTTTTCCTTTGCTTAGTGTAAAAACCAACTATTATAGTGTATAGTAGGCCATATTTTAAAAGGGGCAACTTTCATATGACTAAAACACCAGATAACTCACCCACTTTTGTGGATTCTGAACTAAAAGTTACTGCTAGTGAAGATTTGGATATTAATAAAGAATTAGCGAGCGAAAATACGACCAATAAGACTTTAGACCAAATATTAGCAGAAAACGAGCCAGATGACAAAAAAGAGTGATATATTTAAAAGAAAAAAAATAACCGAGCAAGAATTTCTAACAGCGCTTGATAATATTAGCAAAAAATTAATTTATAAATTTAAATTCGGTTATCATGATATAGACGACATGAAACAGCAGGCCGCTATTTTTGCTATGGAAGGCCTAGAGCAGTATGACTCTAAAAGACCATTAGAGAACTTTTTATGGACTCACGTTAGGAATAGGCTCTTTAATTTCAAAAGAGACAATTATTTTCGTCCAGACAACATTTGCGAAGGATGTCCTTTTTTTGATCCTAAGCTAAAGAAAAGCACCAATATGTGTAGTAAGTTTAAAGATAAAAATCAGTGCAGCATATATACCAATTGGCAGGACAGAAATCAAATTAAGAAAAATCTAATGCAGCCAACCACCATAGACAATACTGATTCTACCAATATCAAAATAGAAAACGACCTAGTGGACGATCTAGGCAATAGTGAGATTATCAAAATTATAGAAGATAACCTAGAAACCAAATACAGAGAAACATATCTTAAACTGAAGTGTGGCAGCAAAGTACACAAGCAAGACCTAATTAAACTACAAGCGCATATCAAATCTATCCTAGACAAGAACAGCAAATCTATAGAGGACTATTATGACTAAAAAGAAAAGGGGTCAGCTAAGTCTAGACGAAGAACAATTTATTAGAGACAATATACAAAAGCTGACTATAGAAGAAATAGCTAATAGTATTAATCGTAGCACAGCTCCTATCAAAAGATATATCGAAGAAAATCGACTATTGGACGATCAAGAAGTATTAAATGACGAAGAATTTTTAAGACACAAGCTACACAGCAAAACGTTTTGGTCAGAAATTAAAAAGCAGTTTGATAATGATAGTGGCGAATTAGAGTATTTCGAAAGTGTGTGGATCAATCTGATACGTCAGTTTAGAGAAGACGTACTACCAGCAGAAGAACTACAAATCAAACAGTTTATCACCATAGATATACTCATTAATCGTTCTATGAAAGAGCGCAAAAGACACATTACGGAAACGGAGCGCTTACAAAAACAGGTGGACGATGAATACAACAAACCAGAAACCGAAAGAGATGTGGCTAAGTTAGCAAACATGGAAACTCAGCTCAGTTTTGCTAGAAACAGCATTGCTAACTATACTAATGAATATACTAAGCTTCTTAATGAGCAGCAAAAAATTAGCAAAGATCTCAAAGCCACAAGAGAGCAAAGAATCAAAAGAATCGAAGACGGTAAAAGTAGCTGGGTTGGTTTAATCAGAATGCTAGAAGACGAAGAAATCAGAGAAAAAGAAGGCAGAGAAATGGAAATTATTAGCATGGCTGTTGAGAAAGCGAAGAAAAATCTTCAACAATATCATCAGTATGCTGATAATTCTGTTGATCGACCGCTACTCACGCCAGAGAGCGTTTTGAACGATTCCGAAAATTAATTTTAAATAATCTACCTATTTTAATATACTTGGAGTTAAGAAGGTTAAAATATATGATAGATAAAAAGGGCCACAGTTCAAATTGCTGTAATTTGACTTCGTATACTTTCCTCATCTGCATAATATAATGTATCGCAATTTTCAAGATCCTAAATATATAGAATGGAGAAAAAAGGTCTACGCAAGAGACTCTTATAAGTGTCAGTGGCCAAATTGTAAACTTAAAAGCAGACTTAATGCGCACCACATTAATAAATGGTCAGAATTTCCCAGTTTAAGATTTGTTGTTAGTAATGGTATTACATTGTGTAGATATCATCATAGTTTGATCAAAGACCAAGAACACATATATGCCGCAATCTTCTTGAAGATAGTATCACAAAAAAATGACAAAAAATAAAGACTTTACCATCATTATAGACACCAGAGAGCAACATCCGTGGCAGTTCTCTGAGCATACAACAGCCAACAAAAAACTAGATACTGGAGACTATAGTATTGAAGGTATGGAAAATCTACTATGCATAGAGAGAAAAAACGGCATAGCAGAAATAGCCAATAATATGACAGAAGACCGATTTGTAGATGTTATAGAAAGAATGAAGACATATAAGCATGCCTATATTTTGATCGAGTGCGATTATAATCAATTAATGAATTATCCAATAGGTTCAGATGTACCCAAAAGAGTTTGGAAAAATATTCGCATATCACCTGGATTTATCTTAAAGTTTTTAACCGAGTTATCTGTGCATCATAATATACATATTATATTCTGCGGATCACCAGCTTGGGCAGAAAAGACAGCATTATCTATAATGAAAAGAGTATATAGCTTATACCATGAGCAAAAATAAGATAAAAAATAAAAACGTTTTCGACGATGCTTGGCTGGGTCTTGGAGACCTGTCTATAATAGATACTCCTCATAATCATATGATTCATAGGATAAAATCAGATATAGAAAATCCAGATAGGCATCTGATTAAGCTTATGAAAGATCCTAAGTATTTTGGTATGACCGTAAAGCTTTTGTTTGGCATAGAGCTTCACCCTATTCAAATAGCAATATTACAAGAATTTTGGCAAAGACCATTTCCTATGTTTATAGCTAGTCGTGGATTTGGTAAAAGCTTTATCATGGCTCTATATTCTATATTGAAGTGTATTTTTGTTCCTGGTACCAAAATCGTTATTGTTGGTGCCGCGTTTAGACAGAGTAAGGTAATTTTTGAATACATGGAGAACATATGGAGAAACAGCCCCATACTCAGAAGCATATTTAATGGCAATGATGATGGCCCAAGAAAAGACGTAGATAGATGCACCATAAGACTAGGAGAGAGCTGGGCTATAGCTATTCCTTTAGGCGATGGTAGTAAGATTAGAGGTTTAAGAGCGCATATTATTATAGCAGACGAATTTGCTTCTATATCTCCAGATATTTACGAAACGGTTGTGTCGGGCTTCGCTGCTGTTTCTGCGACCCCTATTCAAAACGTCAAAGAACAAGCAAAAATACAGGCCATGAAAGACTCTGGACTATGGAATGAAGAACTAGAGCAACTAGAGCACAAAATGGGTAACCAGGCGATTATTTCTGGTACAGCGGATTATTCTTTTAAGCATTTTGCTCAGTATTGGAATAGATATTCAGCTATTATCAATAGCAAAGGAGACCAAAAGAAACTAGAAGAAATCTTCAAGGGCGAGGTACCAGACAATTTTAATTGGAAAGATTACTCTATTATTAGAATACCATATGAATTAATACCAAAGGGCTTCATGGATGATAAACAGGTTGCCAGAGCGAAAGCTACTATTCATACTGGTATATATAATATGGAGTATGCTGCTTGTTTTACTTCGGATAGCGACGGCTTCTTTAAGAGAAGTCTAATAGAAAGCTGCGTGGTCGGAGAAGATAAGAGTATAACCGCCCCGTCATGCGGACAAATACTATTTGACGCGTCAATCAAAGGAGATCAACAAAAACAGTACATCTATGGTATAGATCCTGCATCAGAACAAGATAACTTCAGTATCGTGGTACTAGAGTTGCATCCTGACCATTCTAGACTGGTATATTGCTGGACTACCAACAGAAATAACTTCAAAGATAGACAAAAAACGGGTCTGGTTGATGAACATGATTTTTATGGGTTTTGCGCTAGAAAAATTAGAACCTTAATGCAAACATTTCCTCCTCTTAGGATAGGCATGGATGCTCAGGGTGGAGGCGTAGCGATAGAAGAAGCCTTACACGACCCAACCAAACTAAAGCCCGGAGAGAAATTAATTTGGCCGATTATAGACTATGAGAAACCCAAAGACACAGATTCTCAGCAGGGGTTGCATATATTAGAATTGGTCCAATTTGCTAAGGCCGATTGGACAGCACAAGCGAATCATGGACTCAGAAAAGATCTAGAAGATAAAGTACTATTATTTCCTAGGTTTGATAATTTGTCTCTAGGATTAGCCCTAGAAAAAGAGGGTAAAGATATTTTATCAGCAGACTTAACTAGTCCACTATATGACAATCTGAGCGAATGTATTTTAGAAATAGAAGAACTGAAAAACGAATTGACCACTATTGTTATGACGCACACAAGCTCAGGAGCTAATGCTAGAGATCGTTGGGATACTCCCGAGGTTAAAACGTCTAATGGCAGAAAGGGCAGATTAAGAAAAGACCGATATAGTTCATTAGTAATAGCCAATATGTTAGCAAGACAGATCAGTAGAACTTTAGCAGCCCCAGAATATAATGTAATAGGCGGAGATCTTAGATCTGTAGTGCCAGTTCAGGGCCAATTATACAAGGGTCCGGACTGGTTTATTAATGCAGCAAATGACGATAGTACATATACTGGCATATACAGAGAATAAGGTGTATTAATTTTTAATCATATTACAATACTATTACAATACTAATATAAATTATGGCCAAACATTATCCTAAAAGTGAAGCTATCCAGGACGCTACCGAAGTAAACCAGCAGGCTTATGTTACATGGGGCGAAGATTTAGAGAGTAAAGCCAAGGCTTTGGAGCAGTCTTCACAGTCTTTGTCTGAGTTTAATGGTATAGAAAGATCAACCGCGCGCAGAACCAGACTAGACTATTCTAACTTAGATAGCAATACTGGCGGTAGACCAGGAATTACTAAGCAGGATTACTATGCTTTTCGTCCAGAAGAAGCCGTACCCAATAAAATTAAGGCTATTATAAGAGAAGCAGACAATATTTATCAAAGAGTTGGTTTGGTGAAAAACGTTATAGATCTCATGGGAGACTTTGCTAGTCAAGGCATTAGAATTGTTCATCCTAACAAGAGAGTAGAAAGATTCTATAAAGCATGGTTTAAAAAGATTAATGGCAAAGATAGAAGCGAAAGATTTCTCAATAACGTCTATAGAACCGGCAATGTTGTTATCAATAGACAAACAGCAAAAATCAACACTAGAATTGTTGATAAAATGTATAAAGCTACAGGTTCCACAGATATTGCTGATCCAGAAGAAGGAGAAATAGAGTTAGGCAAGAAAGAAATTCCATGGAGATATACCTTTATTGATCCTGTTTATGTCGATGTTATGGGTGGATCATTAGCTTCTTTTGCTGGTAGAAAAATATACGCTATGGCCTTACCAGCTAATTTACGTAAAATGATTAATTCTCCACGTAACGAAGCGGAACAAAACATAGTTGCTCAATTACCAGACGATGTGAAACTCGCAGCAGATTCTAAGAAGCCATACATACTAAATCCAGATAAGACTCTAGTATTTCACTATAAAAAAGACGATTGGCAAGTCTGGGCATTTCCAATGATCTATGCGATCATGGACGATATAACAGTATTAGAAAAGCTAAAACTAGCAGATATTTGCGCACTAGATGGAGCCGTGTCCAACATAAGAATTTTCAAACTGGGCAATCTAGAACACAAAATAGCACCAACAAAAGCAGCAACAGCAAAACTAGCTCAAATTTTGGGTAACAATGTTGGCGGCGGCACAATGGATCTTGTTTGGGGGCCAGATATTGAATTAATAGAAAGCAATTCGAACGTACATAACTTTTTGGGAGAAGGTAAATATACTCCACACTTAAATGCTGTTTATGCTGGTTTGGGTATTCCTCCAACACTAACAGGCACATATGGAGCAGCCGGAACAACCAATAACTTTATTTCCCTCAAAACCTTAACACAGAGACTCCAGTATGGTAGAGATGTTCTGGTTAATTTTTGGGACAGAGAGATAGAGCTGATTCAAAAAGCTATGGGATTCAAATATCCTGCAAAAATAGAATTTGACAGAATGGATCTATCTAATGAAGACACAGAAAAGGCATTACTAATTCAGCTAGCAGACAGAAACGTAATTAGTGATGAACTCTTACAAATGAGATTCGGCATGGATCCATCAATGGAGAAGACCAGAATCAATAGAGAGTCTAGAGACAGAGAGTCTGCTCGTATGGTAGAGAAGGCTGGTCCTTATTATGATCCTAATCTAGAAGATAATCTAAAGAAGATAGCCTTACAGTTGGGTATTGCTGCTCCAAGCCAAGTTGGTTTACAACTAGAAAAGAAAAAGAGCGGAGAAAAGAATCTTTTAGAAATGAAACTAGAAAATACTCCTACCAAGCCAACAACCCCTAGTGGTCCAGTTGGAGTATCAGGACAAGGCAGACCAAAAACCTCCAAAGACTCTAAAAAGCGCAAAACTAAAACATTTGCGCCAAGAACAGGGGCGTCATATGGCGTGTGGGCAGCAGAGGCTGAAGAAAAAATTAGCGATATAATTAATCCACACATGTTGGCCTTTTATAACAAAAACAACTTAAGAAAACTATCTGCTACGGAAAGTAAAGATGTAGAGGCTGTTAAAACTAAACTTTTATTTAGTCTTCAGCCGCTGTCCAACATATCAGAAGAATTATTATTAAGTTCTTTTGCTGGCTTAGACAAAAATGAAGATGTTAATATATTATATAAAAATTATCAATTATGGATAAAAGAAGTATCAAATAGACTAAACAGAAATTTGACAATAGACGAACAAAAAATGATTAAAGCTTCTTTTTACTCTACGGTGTATGATAATATAAATCAGGAGTAATATACATGCAAATT